GATGTCACCATTGTCTCCTTTAATGCCACTGCCGCCACCGTGCTTGCGAGCGTAAAGCTCTTTATATTTCTTCACCATGAAAGCACTGGCGTAAGCACTGGGCCACACATTGAATTTGCTTTTGGCAGCGGCAATGGCCTGCTGGTGAAGATCCTCGTCCTTGAATTTTACGTCGCCTCGGGCTTTTTCTAGGGAGCCTTCTGGAAACAGGCCGGCGGAATCTTCCACTTCCCTGCTGCCGTCCATCGGCAAAGTGCCATTTTCTTCATTCATTGGGTTGCGTCCGCCGGGGGGCACTTTTGTCTCCCCTGGCTTTTGCGGAATCTCGCGCACAACTGTTGGGTCTAGGGTTAGCTCCATTGACCATTCAGTGCCCCCGTAGCGGGCATCTGCAACTTCCTTCGGACTCAACACGCCAAGTTGGATGTATCGCCCGTCCACGGCGGCCACGCGGGCTCTTACGTCTGCTTTCTCTCTTTCGTTCAGCTCAAACAAATCATTGAAGTGGATGCGCCAAGATTCTGGCAGTTGTCCATTTGTGGGGCCTTCCTTGCTCAGCAGGATCAGCTCCATTAACTGCTTCATGGGACGCTTGAAATGTGCGCCTTGGTAGTCGCCAAGCATCTTGGCAAAGTCACGCTCCTCGCTTCTGCCAGTGGAGCCCAGTCCGCCAGGGCTTTCGCCAAACAAGATTGTATGGGGAATTTGTGAAGCACCAATAATATCAATGCGGAGTTTTTCTAGGATCTCGCCTATGCCGCCAAAGTTGCGACTGATAAACTCTAGTTCTTCTTTCTCTGCATCAATTACATAACCACGATATACGCTTTTGCTCATATCGTTCAGCACTAAGCGGCTGCGCACGTCTCCTTCCTTGCCAGCGGCAAGCATGGTGGATAGCCCGCGAAGTTTATGCACAAAAATGTCAAACTCTGTTAACAGCGTGGATGCAGCGCTGATACCAGTGGAGTAGAAGCGGAAGCTGTCATAAACGCTTTGCAGCGTGCTCATTCCCCACCCATAGTTCCTCTGTCTAATGCGATAGGGCAGCCATTCACCATCAAAGCGCAGAATCCTGTCCTTGTGGATCTTGCTTAACTGAGGCTGCCGAATGAGGTCGCCTGAGATGATTTGATAGTGACTGGCCTTGGAATAGTCGTAAAGCGCTTCCTCGTTAATCACTGGCGCAATTTGCCAGCGGTCTAGCACTTCCATTCCTTCAACGCTGCGGATATTACGTCTGTCCACGGGCTGATCAGCACTACGCCCATCGTCAATGTAGAGCAAAATCACTGCGCCGCCAAACAGGCGGGAGTTTTTGCAGGCAAGCCCAAGGTTTTCAAGGATGTATAAATCCTCGATCACTTGCTCAATTCCAGAAACAACTTCAGCAGCAGCGCCTTCCCCGCCGAATAACACCTTAAATCCTTTGCGAGTGGCCTGCTCGGCAACAATGTCTACTATGCGCTTGGGAATCCACTCTGAGTACAAATTCTCAAGTTCTTCTTGAGCCAAGAAGACGATGGGGGTGGTAGTGGTGTAACGGCTCTTGTCCCGCGCAGTGTTCATGCCAGTCAAGGCATTGACCAGGCCATCCACCCGCAGACTTTCATCTCCGTTGTGACCAAGATTTACAGTGTCTTCCACCCGCATCTTTACGATATGTTGCAATTATGCTAGCAGGGTGGCTACAGTGGCTACGTTCTCTCTCTTATCATGCCCATCCCCATAGAGTTTGTCTTCACAGAAGAAGAAAGGCAGCAGGCGATGGATGAGGGGTTGAGGCGTCAGAGGGTGAATGAGGCGCGAGGTCTTCGCGGAAGGAACGGAGGGGCATGGAAAGGCAGTAAAGCCCTTGACATTCATTTGCTTGGTGCTGCGGGGGAAATGGCTGTAGCTTCCTACCTTGGCATGAAAGAGCATCTTTTCAAGGAAACTGAAGCTCGGCGCGGTTCAGACGACTTGCCAGGTATGGACGTTAAAACTCGCTCAAAGGCCTCATACGACTTAATCGTTCAAAGACAAGAAGACCCAGAAAAGATCTTTGTCCTTGTCACCATTGAAAACCAGCAGACGCTGATTCATGGATGGTGCTATGGCAAGGAGGCAATGCAAGAGCAGTATTGGGCAGATCCCGCAAGAGGGAGGCCCGCGTATTTTGTAGGGAAGGAACACTTGCGCCCCATGGAGACTTTGAAATGACAACACTTCGCTGCAGTGATTTTGCAGAGCACGTTTTGGGCTTGCCTCTCTGGCCTAAACAAAAAGAAATCCTCAATGATTTATTTGAAAACAAAATTAATCATGCAGTGTGGTGCCTAGGGCGGCGCAGCTCTAAAAGCACAATGGCGGCCATTGCTGCCATTTACACCGCCTTTTGCCAGGAAGACTACTTCCGTAAGAAGGTGCGTAAAGGGGAAAAGTATTATGTCATCACCGTTGCCAACGACCTCAAGCAAGCAACGATCGCGCTTGACTTTATCCGTCAGATGCTGACTAATAGCCCCCTCGAGCAGGAAATCACTAGAGAAACGACTTTGGATATTGAGCTGACGAATGGTTGCGTCTTCCAAGCTATTCCTGCCTCTGCAAGAGCTTCGCGGGGTAAAGCAGTGGCTATGGCGATTTTTGACGAATGCGCATTTGGCCTAGACGGTGATGCGAATAGAGGGACAAAGGCACTGTTTGATGCCATATCTCCATCTATTGCGCAGTTTGCTCCGCATAGTAAAATCCTTGAACTTTCTTCTCCCTGGTTGGCAGACGGTCTCTTTTTTGATCATTTTAATCAAGCGGAAAGTGGCGAATTTAAGGGCATGAGTTGCCGCAAGATTGCCACTTGGGATATAAACCCAGGACTGCCTTGGGGGTGTGACTTTCTTGAAAATGCACGCAAGAAGGATGAAGAGGCTTTTCGAGTGGAATTTGGCGCTGAGTTTAGACGGAACAACTCTTCCTTGGTCGCTGCTGAGATTATTGATGCAGCAGTAAACAAGGATCGCACAACTTCCATTCCACAGCGCGAGCTAATGGGAAGCTATGTGCTGGCCCTGGACCCTGCACGTGGAGGCAAGGGAAGAGACGCTTATGTTGCCTGTATTGTTCATTACGAAGGAGAGAGATTGATAGTTGATAAATTCCATGAATTTCTAGCGGATTTTGAGATTGCTGGAAAGAAAGAAGTAAACATTGCGCAAGTAGAGTATTGGATTGCAGAACAACATCGAATGTATGATTTTGAGAGCATATCGCTAGACCAATATAACTCTGCGTCTACCATTCAATCCCTCTCTAAATCTTTTCCAATTTGTGAACTCACTTGGAGTGTGTCTACAAAAATGCGCGCCTTCGGCAAGTTAAAAGAATTGCTGAATTCCGGGCTAATTGAATTGCCATATCACAAGGAAGCAATTAAGCAGTTAAAAAATCTTGGCGTAATTTATAGACAAAGCGGGCAATGGAGCGTCACTGGCGGCAAAGAAAGTTCAATTGACGACTACTGCTTTGCGCTTGCCGCCGCAATCCTTCAAGCAACGAAGGAGGATTCTATTGATTGGATTAACAGCCTGATCAGATAATGCCACTAGAATCTTCAAGAACTTGCTCTATCTTCTTTCGTGAAAAATCCAGTGTTTGACCTGTCGATGAAAGAGGCGTCCTATCTGATTGCCTTGCTTGAAGCTGATCGTCAAACTGCTCTACAGCTTTTGGCCGCAGATCATTTCTACGAACCATCTCTTTTGCCTCGCTTGAGGAAGTTTCAACAATTGCTGAAGAACAAGGAGCTTTCTGCCAGTGGTGAATGACGCCGGCCACGATAAAACAATTTGTGGTCATGTATGACAAAAATACAATTGTTCTCACAAGGGCGACAATATCCGCTTCTTTTTCATTCCTGCCCCCCTTGGGGCCGAGGGCCAGTGCCCATAGCCGTTTTATATACACTTGCCTCCCAGGAAAATGGCTGTAATTGATCGCCCAGTGCGGTTTGATATCCGCATGCCTCCCGATCTTGCCCAGGACATGAAAGATATCGAAGATGATACGGGTCTTTCTCGTGGTGAGATTTTTCGCAGGGCTATGGCTCTTTACAAGCGAGCAAAAGAAACTCAGTCCGCGAGGGGTAATGTAATTCTTCGTGATGCAGATGGCACACTGCGAGAAGTGGTTGGCATTTGATGTCTAGTAGCGAAGCCAAAAGCTCTGAGTCGCCAGGCGGGGAGTCCGCCAAATGCTTTGCCTCTTCCGCATGAATCCAATCCTTTAGTTCTGCCACGTATTGTCGCAGTTCTTCAGCCTTTTCAAGGTGCCAGGGATCGCGATGGGAAAGGAATAGTTCAGTGTGTGCATCAATAGCTTTGAGCAGATTGTGGATGGGCGTGTTCCATCGTGAGCGGATAGGGGTGTCAAATGTCCTACGGTCGCTCACGGGCCTTGAAGAAGTCTTTGATGCACTCTAAGAGCTTACGGACATCTGGGAGGATCGGCGCATGGGAATTGCCCTTTTGGGGTTATTTCAGGCTTTGGCGCAGTGGGGCCACCTTCGCTATTGCCGCGTTGCACGGGGCCTTCGAGCCATGTCACTGACATGCGGCACTTCCGTGGGCGAGGGTCAGGAGGAGGACAGTCTGAAGAATACTTTTTCAGCACTTGTCGCCTTTTTTTGACTGCGTACTCATTCTCCAATTTTATGCTGCGACAGATGAAGGCCTCTGCCTCCTGCAGCTCAAAAAACAGCTCTTCAAATTTCCATCTCCACAGCCATTGGTGCTTTTCAACTTCGTAAACAATGTGTGATGGATTGATGGCGAGTTCAACAATGCGATAACGTGCCATGATTACACCTCGTACTCTTTTACTGTTTTTGGGCGGAAATCAATCAGCTCCTCCCGTATTATTTTGAGCAATTCCAGCTTTGCTTCTTCAATTGACGGCCAGCACGAAGACACGGTGTCCCACCACAAGAAGCCTCGCTTTTCAACATCATAAAACAGGCGGTTGGGGTACGATTTGGTTCGTCTTTCAACAATGCGATAACGTGCCATGGTCAGGAAATCTCCTTAACAACCAATCTGCCCTCTTGAAGCTGCTCCGCGTAAACTTCGGCTTCGTCTCTGGTTTCAAAAGGAGCTATCCACTCCCAATCCCAGAAGAAAATACTGTATCTGCGCTCTACGTCGTAACGATAACCGAAGCGCTCTGGATGAGGAATGCGGACAATGCGATAGCGAGGCATGGTCAAAAGGAAACGAACCTTGCCATTGTACCAGAAAGGGGAGAGGGTGGTGGCGCCATGAGCATTTCTACCTACCATAGGACGGTAAATTTAGCGAATTGGTTTCAAAGAAGCTGGGCATGACGCTTGCCGTGGTAGCGTTCAGCTCAGGGGCTTTTCCATGGAAGAACAAACTGTCACTTTGCCGCAGCCAAAAGTCTTTGTCCAAATACTTATTGGACGATTTGCCAAGCTCGTCATAAATCCATAGTGCAGTCATCTTGCGAAGCTTGTTAAGGCTTTCTCCATACTTTTCCCCTGCCTCTTCGCAAATCTTAGTGTTACAAAAGGCATGGCAGATTTCGTCTCTGCTAATGTCAGACGCAACAGTGCGAAGTCCTTTGTCGCCATTAAAACGGAAGAAAGGAAGGATGGTAAAGAAAATGCTGCGCTCCAGAATGGCCACTTTGGCAATGGGAAAAGCGGGATGGTCAATCCATGCCTGACGAATTTTCATTGCCTCTAGCTCGGCCTTCTCGTCTAGCCCGTGAGCGGCGGCCACATAGCCCAAGGCCAGATCATGGCGCTCCTCATCCTGCCAATTGCTTTCAATGCTCTCTAAGAGTCCAGGGGAGTTGGGAAGGTCGCTTTTGAGCCCTTCAAGGAGCATATCCTTCACGGGCAGTTCAAGATGGCGAATGGCAAGGGCACGAAAGATGGTTGCCTCAGCGCCAAGTACAAGAGCCCCTTTCGTCACTGGCACTGCCTGCCAAGGACGCTTGCGTGCAACTGCAGAGAAGTAATCAAGGATGGCCATTTTTTGCTTAGTGCGATGAAAAGAAAGAACAGAAAATAAAGGGCCGATAGCTCGGCCCCATGAGAAACAATGAACAGAATGAAGGTCATTCAGCGCAGGCTGCGCAGAAGCCAGGATCAATGGGACAAGCATTAGCCTTGTCCTCGTCTTCAAGACCAAAGAAGGAGGTCAGGCTTTCCCCTAATTCTACTCCCACGTCGTCCTTGGCCTGAGTGCCACTTTGCACTGGCAAGGCATAGTACAAGGAGGTTTGAGGGCTTTCTAGCCATTCCTTAAGAAAGTCTTCATCGCAGGCCACAAGATCAGACCACCAGTTCATGGAGTAGCCATGGAGCAGGCCAGTCTGGTCTAGGAGCCGCATAATGCCATCGGCCACTTTACGGAAGGCCTCCCAGCCCACTTCTTCAGCAGTTTCTACTGGCCCATAGTCAAACCTTTCCACGCCCATTGTTTCGCTGTCACGATCAACTAGACGGGCAATGGGAGGGGCAATTTCAGGGGCAGTGGTGAAACCACGGGAGTCTAAGTAGCGGTAGGAGCATGTTGC